AGACGGATGGAGTTGTTTCGCGTCATCGCGACGAGCTGGAGGATGGCTCGGAAACCACGTTGACTCCCGCCCAGTACAGCGAGCTTCAGGCCTACCGTCGTAGCCTCCGAAACTGGCCCGACAATGGCGAATTTCCGCTGGCCGAGCATCGGCCAGTTGCTCCGCCTTGGCTGGCTGCCGAACTCGAATAAACGCCCCGCACTGACGGGGCGTTTTCATTTCCGCCCTTTGAAATCATCACCCACCAAAGCCTCGCTCATGCGGGGCTTTTTCGTATCTGGAGACTCTAATGAGTGGCTTCTTTCACGGCGTTACCGTAACGAACGTCGACACCGGAGCGCGCACCATCGCGCTGCCGTCGTCATCGATCATTGGCCTGGTTGACACCTTCGTGCCGGCTCCGGCCTACAGTGCGCAGCCCAATGACCTGGTGTTGATCACCAATGAGCGTGAAGCAGTGGCAGCCTTCGGGCCTGACTCGGCGATGACCAAAGCCTGCCAAGCTATCTATATCCGAGCCAAGGCGGTGATCGTGGCCTGCGGTGTGGCCAAGTTGGATGATCCTGCGGAACAGACCTCGGCCATCATCGGTGGCGTACAAACCAACGGTAAGCGCACCGGCCTGCAAGCGCTGCTGGACGGCAAGAGTCGGTTCAACGCTCAGCCGCGGCTGTTGGTGACTCCCAAGCACAGCGCGACCCTGGCTGTCGGTACCGCGCTGGTCGCGCTGGCCGATAAGCTGCGAGGGCTCGCCATCCTCGATGGTCCGAACACCACCGATGAGGCGGTGATGGCCTACGCCGAGAACTTCGGCGCCAAGCGGGCGTACATGGTTGATCCAGGCGTGCAGCATTGGGCCACGACAGTGGCTGCCACGGTAGATGCACCGGGCTCTGCCTGGACGGCTGGCTTGTTTGCCTGGACCGACAGCGAATACGGCTTCTGGGCTTCGCCTTCGAACAAGGAGTTTGTCGGCATCACAGGCACGACGCGGCCTATTGAATTTTTGGACGGTGACGAGACCTGCCGGGCCAACCTGCTCAACAACGCGAATATCGCCACGATTATCCGTGATGACGGTTTCCGCCTGTGGGGCAACCGCACGCTATCGAGCGATCCGAAATGGGCCTTCGTCACCCGCGTGCGGACCATGGATATCGTGATGGACGCGATCCTGTACGGCCACAAATGGGCTGTCGACCGATCGATCACGGCCACCTACGTCAACGATGTGACCGAGGGGTTGCGGGCGTTCATGCGCGACCTGAAAGCTCAGGGCGCGATCATCAACTTTGAGGTGTACGCCGACCCAGAGTTGAACACCGAGAGCCAGCTGGAGCAAGGCAAGGTGTACTGGAACATCCGTTTCACCGACGTCCCGCCTGCCGAAAACCCCAACTTCCGCGTCGAGGTCACTAAGCAGTGGCTGCGAGAAGTCCTCGACAACAACGCCGCATAAGGAGCGAACCCGATGGCAATGATTCCCGAAACCTTGGCCAACCTGAACCTGTTCGTCGATGGCGTCAGCTTTCAGGGTGACGTACCCAGCCTGACTTTGCCCAAGCTCACCCTGAAGATGGAAGAGCATCGAGGCGGTGGCATGGACCTGCCGGTGGAGCAGGACCAGGGCATGGAAAAGCAGGAGGCCGGCTTCACCACCCTCGGTGTACGCCGTGAGTCGCTGAAGTTCTTCGGCCTGGCTGACGGCACCGCCTTCAACGGCACTTTCCGCGGGGCCTACAAGGGCCTCAAGGGCAAGGTCACCGCGGTCATCGTCACCCTGCGCGGTGCGTTGAAAGAGGTCGACATGGGCGACTGGAAGCCAGGTGACAAAGCCGAGATCAAGCACAACGTCGCAGTGACCTACTACAAGCTCGAGGTCGACGGACGCGTGGTCTACGAGATCGATGCTCTGGGCATGAAACGGGTCATCAACGGTGTCGACCAGCTCGCCGAGCAACGCCGGGCCCTGGGCCTGTAACTTCACAGACAAGGACAACACTTCCATGACCAAGAAAATCCCCGCATTCCTGCAGGTCGACGTCGACCGCGTCACCGTCAAACTGAGCAAGCCAACTGAGTGCAACGGCGTCACGGTCGACACGCTGACCCTGCGGGCACCGACTGTTCGAGATATTCGCGCCGCCCAGGTCACCGCCGACGGCGATGATGAGCAGCGTGAGCTGAATCTGTTCGCCTCGCTGGCTGAAGTCAGCGTGAAGGATCTCGAAGGGCTGGCACTGAAGGACTACACCCGTCTACAGGCCGGCTATTTTCGCCTGGTGCAAGACGACGAGCTTTGACCCGCAGACCCAGAAGCAGCTGGCCAAACGGCTGGCTGCAGAGCTGGGTTTTTCGGCAGCGGAGATCTCGGTGATGTCCTGGATGGACATCGTCTGGTGGCTCACGGATTGAGCCTGCAGGAGGGTAGCGCATGGCAAAGCTGGCGATAGCGCTGGAAATCGGCGGCGCCGTTGCAGCATCGCTCGGTGCGGCATTCGGCACTGCCCAGGGACATATCAAGAAGCTCGAGAACAAGGGCAGTCGGGCCAAGGTGTTGAAGAACACCATCGGCGAAACGATCAAGCTCAGGGACGAATGGAAGAAGGCCCATGACAGTGGGTCGTCAGCAGCATCCGGTCTGCTGCGTCGCTTGGAAGGCAATCTCGATGTCCTGAAGAAACAGGGCGTCGAGGTCGGGCGCCTTGCTCGGGAGTACCAGCGCCTTGGGCGCGAAGCGAAGGCAGCAGATCTGCAGCAGAAGGGACGGCAGCAGATCGATGCGGGCAAGTCTTCGCTGAAGTCGAACATCGGCGCCGCGGTTGTCGGCGTAGGCATGGCCGCAGTCCCGACGAAGATCAGCGCGGATTACCAGGCCGTGATCCGTGACATTGCGATCAAGGCCGACGTGGCCAACAAACCCGAGGAGGCCCAGCTGACCAGGACGGTCATCGATACGGCCAAGGACACGGGCATGTCGCGCAACGACGTTGCCGACCTGGTCAACCAGCTCGTCGGTGCCGGTATGGAACTGGACAAGGCGCTGGCCTATGCCCCTACCGCCGCCAAGTTCGCGGTCGGGCAGGGTGCCAGTGGCGTCGATACGGCATCGATGATCATGGCGCTGCAGCAGAACGCCAAGATCACCGACCCCAAGGTCATGCAGCAGGCGCTCGAGGCCATCGCGTACCAAGGCCAGGCGGGCAGTTTTGAGGCCAGTGACATGGCCCGCTGGTTCCCGCAGCTGTTGGCCGGCATGGAGAAGAGCGGCAGCACGGGGCTAGAGGCAGTGACGTCTCTGGGGGCGATGCTGCAAGTGCAGATGAAAACTGCCGGCAGCTCGGATGAAGCGGCGAACAACTTCAAGAACTGGATCGAGAAGATTGGCTCTGGTGAGGTAGTCGATGCCTACAAGAAAGCTGGCATCGACTACCAAGCCTCGCTGAACACCGGCATCCAGAAGGGCATGTCGACGATCGAATCGTCGATGGCCCTGGCCCTGAAGTATGTCGAGGCCACGGACCCGGCCAAGGCGAAAAAGATCAAGGATGCCCAGGCCGGTATCAGCAAGGAAGCTGACCCGGAGAAGGCCAGGGCTGCCCTGGATGCGTTGGAGAAGTCCCTGCGTACCGGGGACTTGTTCGCGGACATGCAGGTCAAGGCGGCGCTCACGGCCTATGCGCAGAACAGGGGCTTGTACACCCAACTGAAGAACGACTCGACCAATGCCACCGGGATTCTGGATAAGAACCTGGCCGAGCGGCGCGAGACGTCGTCGCAGATCTGGAAGGAGACGCTGCAGTCGGTCGATGACAGCATGCGCAGTGTCGGCGACGCCATCCGGCCGGTGACGGACAAAGTCGGGCAGGGCATCAACTTTGTGGCACGCAAACTGACGGAGCTGTCGGACAAGGCGCCGGGCGTAGTGATGGGTATTGCCGGCATCACTGCTGGTATCGGTGCGCTGCTCACTCTGTACAGCACAGCGAAGATCGGGCGCGGCGTTTGGAATGTTGCGCGTGGCCATCGTTTGGGACGCGGTGCTGCTGGCGGTGGCGGCGTTCCTCAGACCGGCAACAAGGCGGTGGATGCCGGCCTTGGCGTGCTTGGCAAAGTGTTTGGTGGAGCTGCTGCAAACGATGCTGGTGGCGTGCTTGGCAATGAGCCGCAGCGAGTCTTCGTCGTCAATGCCAGGGATCTCGGCGGGTTGGGTTCTTCGGTAGGTTCTGCAGAACCAGGTGGCCGGCGCCGCCGCAGGCAGCGAAGGGGGCGTGGTGGTTCGGTGACGCGCAGGTCCCCTGGTGCAAGTTCAGTCGGGCGGGTGGTGCGTGGAGGTGCTTCGACCGGATTGGTGGCCGCGAGCGCGGTTGCGGATGCGACTCAGGTCGGGCGGATGGGGCGGGTGCTGGGTACCGTCGGCAAGGCTTCCAAGTTCGTTGGCAAACTGCCGGGCGGGAAAGTGCTCGATGCCGGCATGACCCTGGTCGACACGGCCCTCAACGCGAAAACCCAGGACGAGAAAGCCGAAGGCTATGGCACCGCGGCGGGCGGTTTGGCCGGTGCCCTGGCGGGTGGTGCTGTAGGGGCGGCGATTGGCTCGGTCGTGCCGATCATTGGTACCGCCATCGGGGGTGCCATTGGTGCAGCCTTCGGCGGTATGGGCGGGGAGGGCATAGGTGGTTGGCTCGGTAAGAAGCTGTTCGGCGAGGACGAGCAGTTGGCCAAGGTGGACAAGGAGAAAGGGGGCGCGGCACCTGGGGACGTGGCTCGCTCGATTGCAGCCGCAGCGCCGGAACCGACAGCTCCGGTGGTCGCCCAGGCGCTCGAGCAGGCCAAGCCCAAGTCCGATCCGCCCAAGGTCGACCAGCAGTTCTCCTACATGCCGAATATGCCGATCACCGTTCAAGGCGATGCCAAGGATCCGCAACAGTTGTTCCGCTCGCTCGAAGGGTTCATCCGCAATAGCTGGGATACCTGGTCGCGGGAAAACCTTGCTCGGCAGGCTGCTGGGCAACTGTTCGACGAACCCCATGTTTAAGGAGGTGCCATGGCCTACATGGAGTCTATGCAGTCGACGCTGTCTTCGTTGATTGCCGCGGGGGAGGCTGGCCGTACCAGCCTTGACGGCATGCTCGGGCCGTTGACCGGTGCTGTCAGCGACATGACGGGGGCTGCTGCCGAGCTGGAGGGCTTGCCGATCATTGGCCCGGCCCTTGGCCAGAAACTGCAGCGCACAATGCGGGCAATCAGCGCAGCCCAATCCACCGTGGGGCGGGTGGCTTCCACCTACAGCCAGGTGGTCAGTGGCGCCGCGGCGGTACAAGACCGACTCGGCTCGCTGAAAGAGCAGGCCGGGAAGGCATCGGCGGCAATCAATCGGATAGCCGGCCAGGTTAGCCCGTCGTTGGCCAACATCCTACCAACCAGCGCGCTTGCCTCGCTGGCGACGCCGGCGGCCGAGGCGATCAAACCCTTCCCGCATCTGCTGATCCTGCAGCCGCTTGATGCCAAACAGCAGCCGTATTACTTCAACCTGGACACCGCCGCGTTCGACGAGCTGCGGCGGCAGACGGCAGCGCGCTGGGCTGGCCAGGAGCGCCTGACGCGGGATATCGCACAGCAGGCGGTGGGGCAGGGCGAGGACAAGATCACGTTGAAGGGTGTGATCTATCCCGGCTTTAAAGGGGGAATCAAGCAGTTGGACACCCTTCGCGCCATCGTCCGCCGGCTGCAGCCCGTCAGCCTGGTTACGGGTTATGGCGACGTGCTCGGCACCTGGTGTCTGCTGAGCATCGATGAAGAACAGGGCGCGCTGTTGGCTGGCGGCATCCCACGCAAGCAGGGTTTCTCACTGGAGTTCGTGAAGTATGGCAACGACATGCAGAACGTCTGAGGGGGATCTGCTCGACACCCTGTGCTACCAGCACTACGGGCACCTTAATGGCACGGTCGAGTTGGTGCTGCAGGAGAACCCGGGCTTGGCTGATGAACCGCAGCCCTACCGCACCGGGGTGGTGATCGTGCTGCCCGACCTTGCTGCACCATCGATCGAAACCATCGAGCTGTGGGGGTAACCCCCAGCCCTTAACGAGCCCCGCCCAGTGCGGGGCTCTTTCATTCTGGAGTGCATATGCAACCTACCTTTCGCATCGTCGCTGATGGCGCGGACATCACGGCGCTGATCAATGACCGGTTGTTGCTGCTGAGAACGACCGACAAGCCTGGGATGGACTCCGACGAGTTCGAGCTGCGGATCGATGACCGTGATGCAGCGGTTGCCTTACCCGCCCGAGGGGCGCGGATCGAGGTCTACCTGGGCTATGCGGGGCAGGCGCTGGCCCGCCTCGGGCGGTACACCGTCGATGAAATCGAAGTCTCCGCGCCGCCACGCACGATGGTCATCCGGGGCAAGGCCAGCGACATGCGTGGCAGCGGCAAGACCACGCGCAGCGGTAACTGGGAGGGCGTGCCGCTGTCGCAGATCGTCCGCGACATTGCGGCTCGCAATGGCTGGGCACCGGCCTGCCCCGTGCAGACCAAGGTCGACCGCGTCGACCAGCGTAACGAGTCGGACTTCAACTTCATCACCCGCCTGGCCAGGCAATACGACTGCACCGCAAAAGTCGCGGACGGCAAGCTGCTGGTCCTGCCCCGTGAAGCCAGCCAGGGGGCCAGCGGCAAGGCCTTTGGCGTGGTCACTATCACGCCTGCGGACGTGAGCCGGTGGCAGTTCCGTCTCGGGGACCGCAGCGCACAGAAGGCCGTGAAGACCCAGCACCAGGACAAAAAGACCGGGAAGTTGGTGGTAGTCGAGCTGGGTAATGACGACGCCCCCTCGGGGCTGCCGGGTGTGCACACCGATCGACACATCTACCCGAACAAGTCCGCAGCCGAACAGGCGGCCAAGGCGAAGCTCGCTGCGTTCAACCGCACCACTGCCAGCGTGCGCTTGCAGATGCCCGGGCGCACCGATCTGTTCGCCGAGCGCTTGATCAACGCTCAGGGTTTCAAGGTGGGGCTGGATGGCCAGTACCTGGTCGACAGCGTCGAGCAGACGGTCGACGCCTCTGGCTGGTCAACAGCGCTGGAGTGCAACGGCGGCAAGAA